CCGCGGTGGACGATCAGCCACAACGGCCTGAATGGTCGGAGGTGGCTGAACAATATCATTCCCAATGGTCGCCGGAATGGTAACCTTCAATGGGACTTCAAACCAGGTGGTCTGGAATATCTGCGCAAAGGTGCTGCATCCATCAAAATACTCGTCGGCGAAATAAATCGACTCAACCGCCAACGGGGTACCCATCTGGTCTGCAACACACTGGACCGCGTGATGGTAATCAGCAGGTGGAATGAACTGGTCTGCGCTACTATAGCGCTCGAACCAGCGCACGTCATGCGCCAGCTCGGAAGACCAAGTCTCAACCGACTGACCAAGATTGTAAAGCTCCTGGGTTGCTGCTCTCACAACCGCTCGGGCCCAAGCTGACAAGACGGGTGTCTTAGGGTCGGTCAGCAAGTAGCCCTGGGCCTTGCGATACAAGACAACAGCCGCAGGGACTTGACTGCTGGCTGTTGTCAGGTGGAGTTTCTGCAATTGTCGCATGACAGCGGTATAACTCCCCAAACCGCCGAACCATGCTTCCAAAAACCACCTCGACAAGAAGGGGATGGGGCTGCCATGTGGTATGGCCTCCGCATCCAGATCCTCGCCGAAGTTGCTAGCAACACGCTTGTACAGCTTGTCACACAGGTCAAAGGTGATGCCATCATCCCCACTATAAAGGCCAAGACGTGACCAAGCATCTCTCGGTCCCGTCTTGCCTGTATAGACCTGTCGCAACGCGCAATAAGCAATCATTGCATTGCTTATGGTATTCATTGCGCTTGTGTCAGGGCTCCCAGATGGTCTGGAAGGTCCTGTCTCATAAATTACACCGTGTTTGGTAAACCCGGTGGTGTTGTACAAGCTCGACTGCAACTGCTCAATACGCTGGTGGTGTTCTGGTGCGAAAAATGCCTTGAGCACCATCCGCTCAAAAGACACCAAGCACTCCGAATGACGGCCATCAAAACGGCCGAAGTCCGATCGGATAACAGATCGGGCAAGGGTGGCTAAATCAGCCACCCGCTGTGAGATCTCGGCTGGTG